CCAAAGTGTACATCATCTCTGACATGCAGTTTAACCAATGTACGCAAGGTGCTGATACACACATCTTCAAGCATATGGCAGAGAAATTCGAAGCTAAAGGTTACGAATTGCCAAACTTAGTATTCTGGAATGTGAACGCATTCGTGAGTAACACACAGTTTACTATGAATGAGCAAGGAGTGCAATTAGTATCTGGATTGTCACCATCCATCTTCAAGCAATTGTTAGATGCGAATGGCAAGACTGCATATGAGTTGATGTTAGATGTAATTGAGTCTGATAGATACAAAGAGGTAACAGCGTAAGCTGTTCCTCATAATAGAATAATTCTTGCGTAAGCAAGTGGTCGGGAAGAGAAATAGAAAAGGTCAAGGGCATACGCTCTTGGCTTATTCTAGTGTTATAAACAATAAAAAGGAGTTTTTAAGAATGGCAAAAAGAACAAATTCATTTCAAGTAAAAGGTGAACTAAGCCTAGCAGAAGGTGTAATTTACGAAGTTAAAAAAGAAGAAGTGTTAACAATCCCTTTCTTTGATATCTTAAAAGAATTTGAAGGAAAAACAATTACATTCTCTATTAAAGAAGAAAATGAAATTACAGGCGATGAAGCACCAGAATTAGAAGACTAAGAGTAAGGGTGATTACAATGAGGTCATATACTAACAAGAGCGGTGAACTTATCAAGGTAAGTGAAGAGCATTTAAATACTGCTGTTAGAATTAAGAAAGAACTACAGAACGCATCACCATCAAGAAAGTGCTCATGGTCACTTCTAGTTAAGATGATGGAGCGTGAGGGCTACTTTGATGCAGATAACAATGAATCATATAGATGCATGATTAAAGCCTTCCAGAAGAGCGTAGGAGAGCTTCCAGAAGCTCCTAAATATGCTAACATGGTAGCCGACTCAAAGCTTGAATCAATCAAGGAACTGGTTGGAGAAGTGGCGTATGAGAAGCGTGAGAATCAACATGTACTACGAGAGCTTAATAAAGTTAAACGAGATGTGATTGATTTCGCTATCACAGCAGAACAAATTGGCAATGCATTAAAAGAACATGATTTCACTGCATTAAAATTTGAAGCACAACCTATCAATATTATTGGCAAGTCTAAGATGGTAGTTAGTTTATCTGATTTACATATCGGTGCAGTTGTTGATAATAAAGTAAATACATATGATTATGATATTGCGATTAAAAGAATGCAGAAATATTTAAACAAGATTGTAGCAGAGATAAAAGCTAACAACATTTCAGAAGTATATGTTATGAATCTTGGAGATACAGTAGAACATTCTTCTATGAGATTTGCACAAGGTTATAAAGTAGAGTTTTCATATTCAGAACAGATTGTAAGAGCATCTGATTTAATTCAAAAATTCTTAATCGGTCTTGCGGAATATGCAGAAGTAAAATACGCAGGCATAGCAGGAAATCACGATAGAGTAGATGGAGATAAGAATAAAGGTATTGATGGTGACCATGCGGTTAAAGCTATCAATTATACAATCAAGCAATTTATCGAAAATGCTAGAATCGAAAGAATCACATATGAACAAGCAGAAGATTACAAACATTCGTTTGTAGTAGGTGGTAAGAATATTTTAGCATTACATGGTGATTTAGACAACCAGAACAATCCTAATCTATTAGCAAACCATTCTAAGAATGACGGTATTGATTATGACTTAGTATTAATGGGTCACACTCATACACGATTCTTAAAAGAAGTACATGATAATAAATTCATTTCAGTAAGTGGAAGCTTGAAGGGTGCAGATGATTTCGTATTGAATAAATTACGCAAAGTTTCATCGCCATCACAGAGCTATCACATCATTAGAGAAGATGGAGAAATCGAAGTAAGATGGGTAACATTCTTCTAGATAAAAACTGAATTTTATCAAAAGGTTAACAAAACACCTTAGTTGAAGGCATTATTAGTGAGGGGTATTTTATATCGCCTTAATTGCATACTCTCCCTTTGCAGTTAAGACGATATGAAAATACTCTTTTTATATTTCAGAGAAAAAGGAGTGTAACATTAGTGAGCACTAGAAAAAGAAAAACAGAATCTACTCCCAAGAAGAAATGTTCGTCATGTGGCAAAGAAAAAGCTACAACATTTTTCTTCAAAGTAGACAGTCCTTTATTCCCAGATGGAATGATTAACACTTGTCGTGACTGTGTACGTAAGCAAGTAGATGTAAATGATATGGAGCAAGTAATTAGCTTCTTACGACAAATAGACAAGCCGTTCATTCAAGATTATTGGAACGAAGCACTTCAATCTAAGAATCATCCATTAGGAGAATATATTAGAAAAATCAATTCTTTAAATCAAGTTAAAAACAAAACATTTGACAATAGTGATATTGTCGGTGCAGGCACAACAATTGATTTTCAAGCTTCACAAATTTCCGATGAAATAGAAACAGAGGACGGAGAAATTATTAGGTATTCCGACTCCCTAATTTCAAGATGGGGTGTAGGATACAAAAAGCATGAGTATCTTCGATTAGAGAAATTCTATCAAGATATGATGATGACATATGAGGTTAAAACTACTAACCACAAACATATGTTAAAGCAATTAGCGAAACTATCTGTAGAAGCAGATAACGCTTTAGCGATTAAAGACTTTACTCTTTATTCAAAGATTAACAAAGAGTACGATATCATTCTTAAATCAGCAGGTATGCGACCTGTAGATAAAAAGTCTGGTTCGGAAGCAACTGGTCTTTTCTCATTCGCACAAGTTTGGGCAGAAATCGAAAGAGAGGGATTCGTTCCTCCACAAATGATTGATACACCAAAAGATGACATTGACTACATGTTAATGTGGTATATGCAATTCGCACAGAGACTAGTTGGTAAACCTGCTAGTACCGAACCTCCTGTTGGATGGAGAGAAGAGGTAATGCCAAGTGACGAATCAGACGAATAAAGGCATTAGCTCATATGACCAAGTGAAAGAAGAGTTTAAAAAAGCTCTTTCATTCTTTAGGGAATATCCAGATTATTTTATTGATTTTATTAGAACTGAAAATACACGATTTAGATTAACCCCTTTCCAAAGAGTATTCCTAAGAGCTTTCTTTAGAAAAAAGAAAGTAGGAATTGTTGCAAGTCGTGGTATTTCAAAGACATACATAGACGTAATGGCACATTACTTAAAGTGCATTATGTATCCAAACTCTAGCATCTGTTTAGCGATGCCAACTAAAACTCAAAGTGCGAAAGTAGTTGAGGAAAAAGTTGAAGAGCTTTGGACAGATTATCCTCTATTAAAGAATGAGGTAATCTTTGAGAAATGTAAGTTCCAGAAGGACTATGTGAGATTAGTATTTCGCAATGGTTCTTCATTAGATACATTAACAGTTGGAGAATCATCACGTGGTCTACGTGCTAACAGTATTGCGTTAGAAGAGATTGTCGATGAGAAAATGGATAGAGATACGATAAACAACGTTATCCTTCCAATTCTAGCACAACCACGTATGACAAGACATGGTGCAGACCCAAATGAGTATTCTAAGACACAAGCTTACATTACAACTGCTTCTCACAAACAATCATATTGTTACGAGAAGTACATGGAATTATTTAATGAAATGGTTGATGGTAAACCAACAATCGTATTAGGTAGTTCTTATGAAATGGGTGCAAGATTCGGTACATTAGATTTAGATGACGTAACGGAAAAAATTAACTCTGCTACATATTCTCCACTATCATTTGATAGAGAGTATCGTAGTATCTTTACTGGTTCAAGTGAAAAATCTCTTGTAACAGTTGAAGATATTAATAGATGTAGAACAGAGAAGAAAGCAGAATTTAGAGCCGATAAGAAAGCCAAGGATGCTATGTACGTATTATCTTACGATATTGCACGTGCAGAAGGTAAACAAACGGCTAACTCATCTCTAGCGGTATTTAAATGCTTACCAAGAGGTGACGGAACTTATCAGAAGTTCTTAGTTAATATGTTCGTAATGGAAGGTACTCACTTCCATGAGCAGGCATTATTCTTGAAACAAAAAGTAGTAGAGTATAATGCAAGCGTACTAGTTCTCGACCACAACGGTATCGGTAGAGCGGTAACGGATATTCTGGTAACAGAGATTGATGGAAACCCTCCATACTCTGTAATTAATGATGATAGATACGATAAATACAAACGTCCTAACAGTATTCCAATGTTGTACTTAATTTCAGCACAATCAAGAGATACTAATAACAGTGATATTGTAAACGTATTTATGGCAACAATTGCCAACAAAGATGTATTCATGCTTAAATCAGAAAGCAATATGCGTGGGATTATTAAAGAGCAAGACCCAACGCTTTTAGGTGAACAACTAATTCCATTTATCCAAATAGATAGAATGGTAGACGAAATCATGAACCTTGAATATGTACAAAGTGGTAATAAAACAAGCGTTAAACAAATTTCTAGAAGCGTAGAGAAAGATAGATATTCTGCCTTTGCTTATGGCTTATTCTATCTGTACTTACTAGAAAAGAAAAATAAAGAAAGACAAAGAGAAACTTACGATGCGACAGGCTTCTTCGCTGTGAAGAAAGCAAACTATCGTGTTAAGAGTTGGGGATAGGAGGTGCAAATATGACAGAACAAAACAGTAATGAAAAGGTCGAAAGACCGATAGCAATGACATTTGACAGTATGGCGTTCGCAAAACTTATGGTTAATGACTTATCTAAATCTAGAGAAGGTCGCAGAATGCTAAAGAAATATAAGCAGAGTGAAGTACGAGAAATTGTAGAAAACTACAAGATGCCTAAGAACCAAGAGAAGTTGAGAGAGATTTCAAATATCTTGTTTGCGAAGAGTCCACAATACCAGAGATTGTTATTCTATCTTTCTGGAATGGCGTTATTTGCACACATTATCGCTCCTATTAAGGATATCAAGAAAGCTAATAAAGCTAAAGTTATTAAACAGTATACTCAAATTGGTGAACTGTTAAAGCTTATGAATCTTCGACATGAAATGACAAAGGTTTTAAAAATCGCATTTCGTGAAGATACTTTCTTTGGATATATTCACAGAGATAAGAAATCATTCTACATTCAACATATTGATGCTAATATTTGTCAAATCACGTCTATTGAAGATGGCGTATTTAACTACAGTATTGACATGAGATATTTTGAAAAAGATGAAACTAGATTACAAATGTATGGCAAGGAAATCCAAGTCAAATACAGACAATGGAAGAGAACTAAAGGAATGAGGGGCAACAATTCACAGCTTGAATCATTCGTAGAACTTAGCCCAGAAAATACAATTTGTATCAAAATTAATGAGGATATGCTAGAGTCATTCCCACCATTTGCAGGTTCATTCGATGCGATTTTTGATATCGAAGGATTTAAACAACTTCGTAAAGATAAAGAAGAATTAGGAAACTATATGATTCTTACACAAGAATTGCCAATGCGTAAAGACAGTGATAATAACAATGACTTTATGATTGACGAAAAGATGATGAGATTCTTCCACGATATGGCTTCTGATACAGTGCCAGAAAACGTAGGAGTAATTACATCTCCAATGAAAATTGAACCAGTTAAATTCGACAGAGACAGAGCTGATAGTGACGGTGTTGCGAAAGCAGAACGTGACTTATGGAGCGGTCTTGGGGTTTCTCAATTATTATTCAATGCAGATAAGTCAACTTCACAGGGTTTAATGATGTCTATCAAGACAGATGAAGAAATCGTGTTTGGAGTGCTTACACAAATCCAGAGATGGGTTAATAGATATTTAAAATTTGAGTTTTCAGATTTGATGTTCAATGCACAAATCTTACACGTAACTCATTTTAATAGAGATGAGATGTTCCAGATGTATCTAACATCCGCTCAATATGGTATTCCAGTAAAGAATCATGTTAGTGCAGTGGTTGGTTTAGACCCAATCGAAACTATGAACATGGCTTACTTGGAAAATGATTTACTAGAAATGCATGAAGAATTTATTCCTCTAATGTCATCTCACACAATGGGTGCAGAGGGCGTAGCAGGCGTTCAGAATGCAGAAGATGGTAGACCTAAGAAAGACCCTAAAAAGGTTTCAGATGAGACAGCGAGAGGGCAGGATAAGCCTAACGCTAATGCTTAAAGGAGGTGAAAAGAAAAAATGGGAAAGAGACTAGACTTCCAATCTAGTATTAGTGAAGTCAAACAAGTAAACCCACTTTTCTCCACCTGTAAAGTAAGAGTGTTGTACACAGGGAAGAATCGTAACATGTCTATCATTCCAAGAGAAGCGGTAGATAAGGCGATGCCAACTATTTACAACATCCCAATCGTAGGTGAGTTTTTAGTAGAGAATCAAGACTACAAAGGTCATGGCGGTAGATTAGATTTAGATTCATACAAATTTATGCATACTACAAAGCCTTATGGTGTTGTTCCAGAATCAGCTACATATGAATGGGAAACTGTTAAGAGTGCGGATGGTACGGTACGTGAGTATCTAGTTATCAACGGCTGTTATTTATGGACAGGTAGATATGAAGAGACTTTCAGTGTTGTAGATAAAGGCAAAGGTCAATCAATGGAAATTGAAGTAACTAGTGGTGAATGGGTAGAAGAAGAAGAAGCATACAGAATTGATGACTTCGTTTTCTCTGCTTTATGCATACTAGGTGACGATGTTGAACCTGCCTTTGAAGATGCAAACATTGTAGGTTATTCATTAAATAGAGATTCATTCAAAGAAGAGTTCTCTCAAATGTTGAATGAACTAAAAGTTTCTTTAAAAGAAGAGAAGGAGGTTATTAATTTGACTTTACAAGAATTACTAGAAAAATATTCTATTACAGTTGATGAGCTACAATCAGCAGGAGTTGTTATTGAAGGTATCGAAGGTGATGCTTTAGAAACTGTTATCTCTGACTTCGCTAAGAAGAAAAAAGATGACAAAGAAGAAAAACCAGAAGATAAAAAAGAGGATGCTCCTAAAGAGGAAAAGCCAGAAGACAAAGCTAAGTCTAAAGATGACAAGGAGGAAAAGCCTTCTGACAAGAAAGATGAGGAAAAACCATCTGACAAGAAAGAAGAAAAGCCTGCTGATAAAAAAGACGAAGCTCCATCTGATAAAAAAGATGAAGAAGAAGATGACGAAGATAAGAAGAAGAAAAAAGGTAAATTCTCACAAGAAGATTACGATGCTCTTTTAGATGAAATCAAGTCACTTAAAGCAGATAATGCTAAACTATTAGCTTTCAAGAAAGCAGTAGAAGATGCACAGCATGAAGAAAAAGTATTTGAAGCTATCGCAGAACTAGGTTTAACAGATGAGGATGAAGGAGTTGCAGAACTTAAAGCACAAGCAATGGAAATCACTTTAGAACAAGTTGAGGAAAAATGCTACAGCCTATTAGGTCGCAAAGCTTTCGCAAGCAAAAAACAATTCTCTAAAGAGAAAGAAAAGGAAACTGTTCGTATCCAATTAGGAAACGAAAAAGACCAAAAGGATAACAAATCATATAATCCATATGGTGACTTATTCGAAAAATTTAATAAATAATTGAAATTATTAGGAGGAAAAAATAATGGCTATCGTAAGAAAAGATAAACTATTAGCAGGTTACAACGGTAACTTAGAATCTGTAATCGTTCATGATTCAGCAGACAAGACTTTAGAAATTACAAACGGTGTATTCGTTACAATCGGTGGTTTACTAGTTGGTCGTGAGACTAAAAAAGCTAACTTAACTAAGGCAGGCGACCACATCAAGGAAGTATACTTAATTCACAATTCAGAGGTTATGTATGACGAAAGAAAATACAAACTAGCAGACTTCCGTATTCGTGCAGGTAAAGTAGCACGTGCTTACCGTTTATACGATGGAGATATCATCACATTAACTACTGACCTATTCAACGGTACTGTAAAAGTTGGAGATGTTTTAATCGCAGGTAAAGACGGTAAATTAATCAAAGAAGACACAACAAACAAAGCTGTAGATGCAAAAGTTACTTTCACAGTAATTGAAGATGCAGGTTTTGAATTAGACGTAACTATGGGAGCATTTGCTGTACAAGTTGCACGCAACTAATTCTAGCAAATTATAAGGAGGAAAACAAAAATGAGTAAAACTATTGTTAAATTAGGAGTAGACCTAGCAAAAGGTAGAGTACAAAATTTCTCTGCAAACGAAGCAAACGATACATTACGTAAAGCTTTCGCAGACTTAATGGAGTTCTCTGTAGAAGATGCAAAAGGTCGTGTGGAAATCCCACGTAAAACTATGCGTAAGCATAAAGTAGAAATCTTCGAGATTTTAGAAGAAATCGTAAATGAAACTTTACAAGAAGGTTTAAAATCTCAATTTGATGGTTTCGCAGAATATCGTAACCTAGCATGGGGTGACGAAAACTTATTCAAAGTACCAGTGAAGAATATCTTCCGAGTATCATTAGTATCTGATGGTAACGGTAATATCAGACGTCAAAGATTACGTGATGGTCAAGAGTTCGCAGTGAGCTTAGACACTTACGCAATCAAAATCGGTGAAGACTTCCACCGCTTCTTAGCAGGTCGTGTACAATGGGCTGAATTAATGGGCTTAATCGCTGAATCATTCCAACGTGAGTTAACTAAACGTATCTACAGAGCTATCTTAGCTTCTTACGGACGTTACAACGGTACATACCACATGAGCGGTAACTTAACAGAGCAAGACCTAATTGAGTTAGCAATGCACATTGAAGCTCGTACAGGTGAGAAAGTTGCAGTATACGGAACTAAATTAGCTCTACGTAGATTAGCTCCTGCACAGGGTACAATCACAGAAGCTATGAACGATG